CAGGCGCGCGCCGTCTTCTTCGGTCATCACCCAGGACGGCACGTCGGCCGGCCGGCCGCTGCCGTCGTCGGCGCGGAAGGCGCCGGCGGGGATCAGCCGGAAAGCGGACGGAACGGCGCCGGTCGCCAGCTCGCTGACAAGCGCAGCGACGGCGGGCGGCTGGGGGGATGTAGCAGAGAGGGCGGCGAGAGCGGCGCGGGCTGTACGGAGCATGCCGCCATTGTTGCGGCGGCCGCGGAGCGGGTCAGCTAAAACGCTTTAAGGTTTGCGGAGGGGGCGACAGACAACTGGCAAACAAGACTTAAGGGTTGCGCGCGTCCGTCTCAAGCCGTCGCGTTCCCGATCGTCATGATACACCCGCCGCCTTCAGCGCCCGTCGAATACCCTCAGAGACATTGCCGTCGCCGAGGCGCTTGGCGATTGCGACCGACTTGACGTCTAGATAGGTGTTGACCTTTTTGCCGCCGTCAAGCGCGCTCGGGCGGCCCGGGGGCGCCGGGACTGTTTCGGGATTACTCTTCACCGGCGACTCCCATTTGTGGCGCGCGCGAAATCCACGCCCAGGCGACGCAGCGCTCAAAGTCGCCGAGCCACCCCATCGCGTCCGGGTAGTGTAGCGCGGCCGGCAACAGGACGACGGCGCACCACGGCTCGCTCGGGCGCTGCAGGCCGGGCCGCACGGCAAACTGGCGGGCCAGCAGCGCCCATAGCGCCGCGCCGTGGCGCGAGCGCTGGGCGACGCCGAACGTCACAATCGGGAGCCCCTCGCCGGGCGCCGGCCGCCCAGGTTGAAATGGGCCAGCCGGCGCCCACACGGTACAGAGCAGCGCGCCGGCCTCAACGGTCGCCGTCGCGGCGTAGTGCGACAGCGACGCGACCGGCAGCGGCAGTCGCACGCCGGGGGCGCTGGTGAGGCTGTCGAGCCACGGCACGAGCGCCGCCAGCGTGTCGTCGCCCACTTCGGCGCGCGGGCTGCGGCGGTTGTCGCCGGTGGCGAGGGTGAGGTGATTGATGTAGGGGCTCATTCCGCCAGATCCCGCCAAAAGCTCGCCCAGGTGCGGCTGTCAGCCAGCCGCTGCGCTGTCGTCGGCGGCTCAACAAACCGCTGCGACGGGCGCCGCGCCGGGCGCTTGGCGATGTAGCCGGCGATGTCGATCGGCTGCCGCTCCGAAAGCCGGCAGGTCGTCATGTCGTCGCCGTCGTAGTGCATGGGCACGTAACCGGGGGGGAGGAGCTGGCAGGCGCCGAAAGGCGAGTCGTCGAAATGCTGGCCGGGCTTGGTGATGCTCTCGTAAGCGGCGACGGCGGCGCCCTTGCTGGCGAAAAGGCCGAAACGGGCGTCGACAGCGACGGCGAACTGGTCGGTGTCGTTGGCGGTGGCGAACATGTCGATATGGGTGTTCATTTGAATCTCCCTGCCTGCTGCCGGAGGCGTCGGTGGTTTGCGTTGCTGCATCCCATGACTGAATTATATACGCACAAAACTAGATTGCAAGCTTTTTGTGCGCATCTATTGCGCTACGCGGGAGTCCGTCGCATTTGCGTGCACTGGCGGCGCTGCGCTCGGTGGCTTCGGCCGCGAGGGGAGCCTGCACCAGGACCGCCGCGACGGCCAGCCAGCCGACACGACGCGACAGGCGCATCAGCAAGCGCTACTCACTGCGCACCGCCGACACCGACCAGACCAGGGCGGCGATCCAGCCAAGCACCGTCCAGCCGAGCAGCAGGTTGACCAGGGCGATGGCGTTGTATTGGTGGTGGTCGCGCCGGTAGGCGATGATCCACGGCAAAAAGTACAGGCAGAAGACAACGGCAAAGATCAGGACAGCTTCCATGTTCATGCTCCAGGGCTGACGGCCAGGTGGTGGGGCCGCAATGGCAACGCGAGGGGGCCGACATCAGCATAGGTCGCCCAGCGAGACGTTCAAGGTTTTTTTTGCAGGAGACCGAGCAGGCGGCAGAACACATTCTGCCCTGGCAGCCAGTAGCGTTAAAAGGCGCGTTAAGTGGGTACACGCTCAAGAATCGCAAGCAAGCCCATAGACTGGGCTAGGTGAGGCGCTAAAACGCCTTAGATCGCGATTATGAAGATTTGCCCCGGCGAGGTTGCCGGGGCTTTTTTTTGGCCGCCGTGGCGACCTGGTCGGACGGGCTAGCCGGCCGGCGGCAGGTCGACGTAGCCGGCGCCGGCCGCGGCCTGGCGCAGGGCGGCGTAGTCGATGCCGTAGAAGTCGTCGCCGGGGGCGACGTCAACGAAGGAGTCGCCGACGGTCTCGCCGTCGTCGCTCTCGGCGCGAAGGCTCACAACCACCGACTCTGGAAAGGCTTCAAGGTAACAGCGCATTTTCGATCAACTCCCGACACTGCAAGAATACACCAAGGACGTCGCTTGGGCTGGTCCCCTGCCCGTGCAGCTGCGCGAAGACCTCGGCAAAGACCTCTTCCGGCCCGGCGGCGCCGGGCTGCAGGAAATAGGGACGGATGCGCTCGCCTGCGGCGCTGGCGCGGGCGACGTCGGCGCGGTAGGCGGCGAGGAACTCGGGCGAGGCGGACGGGCGGCTGTCGGCGGCCTTGTCGACGGCGTGCCCCATTTCGTGCAGCAGCACGCCTTCGGCACGCGGGGTCTGCCGGTACTGGCGCGAGCCGTGCGGCCGCAGGAACTCGGCGACGGCGGCAACGCGACCGCGCGACACGCCGTCGGCATTGGCCCAGGTGGACCTCGGCGGCCAGCCGCGCGGCTTCTTGCGGGCGAGGTCTGGAAACAGGCGGGTGATCTTTTCGCAGACGACGACCTCGACGCCGGCGTCGACCAGCCCCTGGCGGACGGGCTCGGGAACACGCAGGTAGGCGTCCTGGCAACGGGCGAGCATGGCGTCGGACACCTTGCCGTGCGTGCGCAGGCCGGGCGGCAAGGGCGTCGGGAAGGTGTTCAGCACTTCGGCCGCACGCGCCTGCTTTTCGGACAGCGCCTGGTCGAGCGCCTGGCGGCGCGCGGCGGGGGGGTAGTTGAAGGCGGGGTCGACACCGGCGGGCACCTGTTGCGTTTCGCCGCTGCGGGCGTTGGTGTATTCGGTGTACACCTCTTCCGGCGCCTCGCCGACTTTGGCGCCGAGGCGGTCGAGCTGGCGATCGCCGAGCGGGATGGCGCGGCATTTGCAGCCCCAGGCTTTGACCGGGAAGTGGCGCTGCCACCAGGGGTGGTCTACGGGCAGCACCAGGCCGTCCCAGGCGGCGTGCTCGGGGCGCTCGTGCGCGCTGGGGATGTGGTCGTACATCAGATAGGGCAGCGTTTCCTTGCTGGCCTGGATGCGCTGCCACTGGCCTTCAGCATGCGCGGTGCGCAGGTTGGTGTCGTAGATGACGCGCAGGCGGCGCGGGCTGCCGAGCTGGGCGCTGACGGGTTCGCCGGTGGCCGGGTCGATGACGTCTTTGCGCCCCCACCAGCCGCGCTTGACCAGGGTCGGGCGCAGTTCCTTTATGAAGGTGTCGAGCGTGGTGCCGTCTTTGATCGCGGCGTCGACCTGCTTGCGGATGTCGACCAGCAGGTCTTGCTCCATGGCTTTGGCGACGGTGAAGGCGGTCTGGTGTTCTTGCTGCCAGACGTCGCGGTAGTCGAAGCCGATCTTGTAGCCCTTGGCTCTGAAGTAGGCGATGGCCTCTTCTGGCGGCAGCAGCTTGAGCTGTAGACGCGGCGGCGGCATCAGGCGGGCTTGCCGGGAACGGCGCGGCCGGCGGTGTAGGCGGCGAAGAGGCCGCGCTGCAGGAGGTCGGCGACGACGCGGCTGTCCATTTGGGCGATGACCTCGGGCAGTCGGTCGCGGAAGTCTTCGAGGCTGGCGGCGTCGGCGGCGAGGCGGTCGATCGGGCTGAGCAGGCCGTCCATGCTCGGCTGCCACTCCTCGCCCATTAAAACGGAGAGCAGGTCGAGGGCGTCCTGCTCGGCCTGCGCGCGCTCCTGTGCGGCCAGGGCAGCGAGGGCAGCGGGCTTGTCTGGCTTGGGCATCGGCGGCTCTGGGTTGGTGGTCACGGCAGGGGCAGCGGCGCCAAGCGCGGCTTCGCCGTCGTCGGCTTCGGGGATGCGCAGCTTTTCGTGCGCCCATTTAACGGGGATGCGCAGGCCAACGCCGGCCAGCTTGGGCAGCGAGTCGGCGTAGGCGGCGATGTCTTCCGCTTCGCCGGTGTCGAAGACCAGGCGCGGGCAGCGCGCCAGGCCGTCGATGTTGCCGCGGTTTAACGCCACCAGCGGATAGAGCAGGTCGCGGGTGATGGTGCCCTCGACCTGGCGGGCGTCGGCCTTGAGGATGTCGTGGCGCACGGCGTCGTGCAGGTCGGCATTGCCGGAGCCGATGCCGGTGGACTTGGCTTCGGCGCTCATGGTCTGGCCGAGGATGGCTTTTGACTGGCTGCGCTCGGCCCAATCGACCATCGCGAGGTGCGGCGAGGCGGTGCCGCTGGCGGTGACGGTCTGGATTTCCAGCGCCATGTCCGCCGGCATGATCGCGCGGGCGTCGTGCCCGAGGGCGGTGACGGCGCGCAGCAGGCTGGCCTTTTCGTCGTCGCTGGCGCCGGCGAAGTACTTGCCGACGATCATCGGCAGGCCGAAGGTTTCCAGGAATTCGGCGAAGTCGCCGATGGCGAAGGCCTTGTAGAGGAAGGGCCAGACGAGCACGCGGTGCAGGCCGCCGCGGCCGAGGTAGCCGGTCTTGGCCTTGCCATAGGTGTGCATCACCCAGCCGAAGGGGGTCAGCGGTGCGCCGTCGACGCTGACGTCGCGCAGGGTGATGTTGCGCCGGGCGCTGTCGAGGCGGAACCACTCCTGCGGGCGCGGCAGGAAGCTGGGCAGCAGCTCGCCGCCCTCCTTGCGCCACTCCAGCTCGACGGGGGCGAAGCCGTGGCCGATGCCGTCCATCAGCGCCACCAGCAGCTCCTCGAAGGGGTCGGCGGCGTCGGTGAGTATTTCGGTCAGCCAGTCGGCGTGCGCTTTTTCGGCGGCGGTGGCGTTGCGTGGCGGCTCGATCGTCCAGTCGAGACAGAGGATGGCGCGCTTGCGCTTGCCAAGCTCGGCGTAGAGGTGGGCGTCGCGCTCTTCCATGTCACTGAAGAGGCGGTGCTGCGCCCAGAGGTCGCCGTCGTCGGCGGCGCGCAGGGTGTTGGCCAGGCGCGCCGGCGACAGGCCGTCGAGCTGGCCGGCGAGGTATTCGTTGGCGAGCGTGGCGATGCGCGCGGTCTGCGGCTCGCGTAGCGCGCCGCGGTCGATGGCGCGGCCGTATTGGTCAACGAGGGGCATGGGCTCTAACTCCGGTTATGGGTCGCGTCAAACATGGCTCGATAGCATTCACTTTGTGGCTCGGTCAAATCAACTACAACATCTCCGAGAGAAACGAATATCGGTAGAGCCAACCCCATTCGCTGCGCCAACACGGTGGGGCACATGACGCCAATCACGTTCCGCGCTCGCTTTCCGTTGCGCCCGGTTGTTGTGTATGAAACCTCAAACGGTTGCATGGCTACCCCTAACCCCGCGCTCTACTCGGACTCCGGGCGATGAACCTGCCCGGCTCCGGTAAGCTTTGCGTTAGAGCGCTTCATCCGCTCGTCCCATGCGCTCCACCGGTTGTAGCATTTCGCGCACGCGGCCTTGTAGCCGTCGCATTCGCTTTCGCTTGTGGTCAGCCGCCCGTTCCAGATCGGCACGGCCTTTCTGTCGTCCGGGTGGTCGTGGTTGTCCGTCACGCCGCACATGTCGCACTCAATCTCGCGTGGCTGCATGTGTATCACCAGTGCCTGTCCCATGCTCACATCATTCTCCTGGATTGGTCGCGCTCGAAGTCGCTGTTTGGCTTGCCGCGCCGGCCGACGCTCTGAAAACCCGTGGCGCCACCGCCGCCGCCGTAGCGCAGGGCGATGTCCCAGAGGATGTACAGGGCGCAGAGGCCGTCGTAGTCGTGGTTGGCCTGCTTTTCCGGCCAGCTGTCCAGCTCGGCGAGGAGCTGCGTCAGGCTGGGGTCAAACAGAATGCGGGGCATGAAGGCGTCGGTGATGAATGGCTCCATGCCTTCGATGCGGATCTCGCGCTCGACGGTGGCCGGCAGGCCGATCAGCGGCAGCGCGACGCCGAGGCGCATGGCGTTGGCGACGAAGGTCTGGCGGCTGTGCTCGTAGGCGTTGTTGTTCTCGAAGCCGACCTTGAGCGGTTTGAAGTCGCGCTGGAAGCTGACCAGGTCGGCCTCCAGCTTGCTCGGTACGCGGCGCTTGATGCGCGCTTCAACGACGTGCAGCTGCTGGCGCTCGCGGTCGTAAGCGCCGCCGACGATGGCCGAGGGGTGCGATTTTTCGCCTTTGCCCATCGAGGGGTCGCAGGCGCCGAGGTGCTGCCAGCGGTCGGCGCGGTGAATACTAAAGGTGACCGGGGCGAAGACCTTGTCTTCGTCGCTCCTCGGCTCGCCCTGCATTTCGGTATTGAACGCCCGCTGGTTCTTGGCGCGGGCGCGCATCAGCCAGTAGAGGCTGCGTACCGCCGGCCAGCTGATCTCGGCGCCGGCGTCCATGGCGTCGCGGTGCGCCATATAGTAGAGGTGCGAGGGGAGATCGCTTTCGGCGAGCACTTCGCCGCGGGCGTCGTGCGCTTCTTCGGCGGGCTTGTCCTCGTTGAGCATGACCTCCTGGCAGCGCTCCCAGAGGTCCATGCGCTCGGGTAGCGCTTCGATTGCTCGGAAGTGGTGCACCAGGTGGCCAATGGTGCGCTTGGCGCGGCTGGGAGGGTCGTCCGCGTTCAAAACAGTGCCGACGCCCAGGTACTTGACGCTGCCGTCCGGCGGGCCGAGGTAGTCGACGGCCTTCTCCAGCCAGTCCCAGCGGTTGTCGCGCTCGGTGGGGCTCTTGGCTTCCTTGTCGGTGATCAGGTCGTCGCCCAGCAGGAGCTTGGGGCGGCTGGCGCCGTGGAAGGTGCCGCGGATGGCCTGATCGGCGCCGAAGCTCTCGACCTTGACGCCGGTCTTGGTGGTGACCTCGCCGATCTTCCAGTTTTTGGTTCTGCCGCAGGCCTCGGGGAAGTCGAGCGCCAGCGCGGCGTTAAATTGCAGCTCGACCTTAACGACTTCGAGCAGCTTGGTCGGCAGCTTGTTTTCGGCGCCGAGCAGGGTGATGTAGTCGATGAAGACGGGCACCGGGTCGCTCTTCGGCCAGCCGATCTCCTGGCGGATGCTCTCGCGCTGGAGCAGGGCGACGACGGCGCACCAGACCGGGCCGACCTTGGTCAGCAGGCTAGACTTGGCCTCGCCGCGCGGCGCTACCCACCATTCCTTGGCGCCGCCGCTTTTGGCCAGCACGGCGGGAAAGCGGTTGAAGAAGTGGCGGTGGAAGTTGGACGCTGGCGGGCGGATGTGGTGCGCTAGGTAGGTATAGGCGAAGAACTCGAAGTCGCCGTCGAGCAGCACGCGGCGGCGGCGCGCCAGGCGCGCGGCGGGTGACGGGTCGAGCCCGAGCTGTTTGGCGTCAAGCTGCGCGCGGGCTTCGCGCGCGATCTCGGCGAGTTGGTCGAGGAAGGCGCGCTCGGTCGTTTGGGGGCTAGCCATACGCCTTGGCCAGCTCCTCGCCGAACGGCGTCAGGATGTCCGCAAAGGCGCCGGTGTGCTGCGGCGCGTGCTCGCGCACGTGGGCGTCGAGGCGCTTGATCACGTCCATAGCCACGGCGAGTTTGTCGGCCTCGGGCATCATGCCCTTGCTGGCCGCGCGCAGCTTGGCGATGGTGTCGCCGAGCGTGCCCATGGCTTTTACGGTTTCGAACGGGTCTTCGGGGCCGGCGGTGGCGTCGAGCAGGGCTTCGCAGCGCATCAGGCCGGCGGCGATGATGCGGCCCATCGCTTGCTCGATGCCGCCGCCAGCGACGATCAGCGAGGCGGCGCGGAACTTGTCCCAGTCGTCGCAGGCGTTGCGCGCGGCGCGGTACCAGTTGCGGGCGGTGCCGGTGGGCACGCCGACCTGATCGGCGGCGTGGTCGAGCGGCAGGCCGCCGATGTAGGCGGCGCGTAGCCGCATGCGCAGTTCGGGCGAGTGCGCCATTACGGGAGCGACCTGGCGCCGGTGGCGGTCTCGCGGCCCTCTTGCGTGAGGACGACGGTGTCGCCCTGGCGCAGCACGAGGCCGACGTCGGCGAGCCAGGCGAGATCCGCGCGCACGCGGTCGAGCGTCACCACTAGGCCGTGGATTTCTTCGAGCGCGTCGCGCAAGTCGCGGGCTTGTGCCGGGCCGTTGCCGAAGAGGACGGTAGCGAGCAGGCTGTTGGCGCGCTTTTTATCTGCGGGGCTCATGTGTTGTGCCTCCCATGCCTTTGCCGACGACGTTGTTGACCATCATGCGGATGACGTCGCTTTGCGCTCGGGTTTCGCCGACCAGCTGGTGGACGGTGGCGGCGAGCGCGTTGATCGACTCGTAGAGTTTGGCAATGTCGGTGTGCGTCGGCTGCGTGCCCATCGTCGTTTCCAGCGCCTTGAGGCGCCCGGCGTGCTCCTCTGCCTTGTCGCTGAGCTCGTCTTCCATTTTGGCCAGGCGGCCATTGGTCACCTTGCCCTGGTTGAGGATGTACATGTACGCGGCAAGACCCCAGGTGAGGACAAAATTGCCGACGCCGAGGCCAGCCATGATCAGTTGCATGTCCATCAAAATTCCTTTTGTTGGTGTGCGCGGCGCGCATGGTCGAGGCCCTCCATGCGTGACTTGCAGTCAACGCATTCCTGCACGCCGGGGTAGGCTTCGCGGCGCGCCTGGCTGAGCGGCTCGTCGCAGGTGACGCAGGCCTGCGCGGAGTCGGCGACGGTGCGCCCGGCGAGGCCGGCGCGGCGTTGCTGGGCGGCGAGCGCGTCGCGGCGGTCTTGCGCCTCGCGGTCTTGGGCGCGGTCGTAAATGTCGGTCATGCGCTGCGTACGGGCAGGGTGGCGGCGAGCACGAGGATGCGGTCGGAGGGCAGCAGGGTGACTTCGCAGCGCAGCTCGTAGCGGGCACCGGGCGCACCACCGGAAAAGGCGTGCAGCACGGTGCCGGCGTCGATCGTCGGCGCGCCGTCGAGCACACTGGCCGGCGAGGGATCGACGCCGCTCTCCAGACTGACGGTGACGGTGGCACTGTCGATTGTCTCCCCGACTTGCAGGTCGGCCGAGAAATCAAACGCCGCCACCAGCGCTTCGGCGGGATACTTGGCGGGCCAGAGGGTGGTGTTCACGCCGCCTCCCGGCAAGGGCGCCTGCCACTGCACGCGGTAGCGCCTGGCACGCAGCCGCACCCAGTAACGGATATCGCCGAACAGCGCCCCGCCAGCGCCGCGGTAGGTGATGTGCGCGCGGTACAGCTTGTGGCTGCGGTATCTACAGGCCATGGCATGGGCAAGGCATCGGAGGGCTCCATCTCACGAGGGATCGCTTTAGTCGCCCGCTGGCTAGCGACTGTCGGCGAGGTGAAAATAGAGCGACATGATGTAGGCGGCGAGGCGGATTTTCATAGCGGGCCTTATGTTAGGGTGAGCGAGGCGCTGCGGACGGTTCCATCAGAGCCCTCGAAGCGGAATGTCCGGCTGGTGTTGCTGGTCGCCTCGACGGTGAGGTCGCCGTATGCTCAGAACAGGTTGGTGTAGTTTGTGCTGTGTCCTGGGCCGAGGACGACTGCGGCTACGGCGTCATTAGACGCGAAGACAACCGCCCCCACCTTATCCTTGTCGTAACCCATGTTCTCCCCTTCGCCTGGGGATAAGGTGTTCCCAAGGTCCTGTGCGTTCCAGATTTTTTGCATGGCCTGCAACTCAACCGCCACATCCCACTGGTGTTTCGCAAGTTGACGTGCTCTGCTGATAAAGTCTTGATGGTAGTTTGGCATTTTGTACTCCTTAAATGGTGATACCGAAATTGCGAAGTGCTGTCTCTAGCTGATCTGACCGGGTGCGGAGGTTGTTTATCAGTGTAATCATTGCGTCGCGGTCGGTGCTTGACGAGAAGGCGCCCGCGGCGACCCCTGCGCCCCCTGCAGGACAAGCAGCAGCAACTGCGGTAGGCGCTGCTTGTCGCGCAACTGCCGCTACCCCATTGACACTTGTCATTACAGCAGTGCCGCTAGCCTCTACCCGAAGACCCTCGCGGGAACCACCGTAGTCGCCGGCAGTGATAGTTACACGGCCTTTTCTTGTGGCGTGAGTGCTGTCAGTCCAACTCGGGTTGATTGCAGCCCGCTGCACCCGCTCCGTCGTTGATGTGCTGGCGAGCAGTGCCACTGTCCCGAATAGCCCGGTGGTTACTATTGGTGCGGCGCCAAGCACAACAGTGTTTGACCCGAGCCCGGTAGCGGAGTGGCCAAACACGTTCTCGTTTGTTACACCATTAGCAGATGCTTTGGTATCCGCTCCGAAATAGTTTGAGTTGTCCACTTCCGTACAGGAAGTCACACCATCAGCCACAAAGCGCTGAGCATAGTGCCCGAAGGCGTTATTGTAGCTTCCTGTTGCTAGAAAGCGCTGAGCATTGTGCCCGAAGGCGTTGTCGTAGCTTCCGGTTGTTAGGGAGGACTGAGCATTGTGCCCAAAGGAGTTGTCGCTGTTTCCTGTTGTCAGGGAGTACTGAGCATTATATCCGAAGGCGTTGTCGTTGCTTCCTGTTGCCAGGGAGTACTGAGCATTGCGCCCGAAGGCGTTGTCGTAGCTTCCGGTTGTTAGGGAGGACTGAGCATTGAGCCCGTCCGCAATACACGCAAGAGCTGCCGCAGACACGCGAATTTCACGAGACACAGCCCCCGTAGAATCCTGGAATATAAGCACTGGCGCTGTATCTGATGTTGCTCTGTACGTCCAAGAGCCCACTGTCAGCGCCTGCAGCGATGCTTTAAGGTCGGGCCATGACAGCTTTTTAAGGATGTTCGCAGCCGATGAATCCACAATGCCAAACTGATCGGCGCCTACCGGCGTGGTTTTTGCCGTTGCGCCGCTGACCAGCGCGCCGAGCGTTGTCGTTGTCTCGTTGCCGGTGTTGGTGCCGGTGCTCGTGCCAGACCCTGATGGGGCGCCGACCTGCGTGGCTGTTACGGCGTGGGGATTGGCTGTGTCGGCGGCGTGGTTGTCGGCGTCGGTACCTTGGGTGGCGGTGGCGTAGGCGCTGCTGGCGGGGGTTGCTGCGCTGCCGAGGCCGAGCGTTGCGCGCGCGGTGGCGGCATCGGCGTCGTCTACCAGTGTTGCGCCGTAGGTGGAGGTGCCGTGGGCGCTGGTGAGCGCGGTGTGCGTGGCGAGGGTGAGGGCCACCATGGCGGTGGCGGCATCGGATGTCGTTTCGTAGGCGGCGAGGTCGGCGGCGGCTTGTGCGGCAGCGGCGGCGGCGTCGGTGATGCGCTTTTCCACTGTCGCCGGGTCGGTGGCGCCGGTGGCGCCGACGGCGGCTTGTGTCGCTTCGATGGCGTCAGCGAGGCCGTTTATCATGACGTCCAGCTCTTTGCCGGGGTCGTCGAGATAATCGGTGCCCGCTACTCGCGTCAGCGAATCTAGCCCACCGGGGTAACTACTTGCCATCCTGTCCTCGCCATCCGGTTAATACGTCGCGCCACGACGGCGCATGGGCACAGGATAGGAGGCGGGAACTGCTGCGTCAGCTAAAGCACTTTACTTCCGCAGGGGCCTAAAACAGCTTGCCTTGATTATTTTCCACCTGCGCGGCGCGGGCGGCTTTGACGATCTGATAGATGCGCATGTCGGTGAGGCGGTATTGGCGCGCCAGGTCGCCATGGTTGCGGCCGTTAAACTGGCGGTATATTTCGAGGTCGCGGGCGCTGAGTTCGTAGTTGGCGCCTTTGGGGACGTACAGCGAGCCGCCGGACCAATGCGTGCGCACGTGCTCGGCGACGTGCCAGCCGATTTCGAGGGCCTTTTCCTGGCCGACGCCGAGCTGCCCGAGCTTGATGGCGACCTGGTCGCCGAGGTCGGCGAGCAGCTCAGGGTAGCCGGGCTTTTGGTCGCTGATCATGCGCGCTCTTGCCCGATGCCGAGGCCGGCGAACAGGGCGGCTTCGGCCTGGCGGCGGCTTCGCAGGCAGGCGCAGGGGGTTTCGCCGACGGCCTGATCGTCGATGCGGCGCCATTCGGCGATCAATAGGGCGAGGTCGGCCAGGCGCAGGTGGTCGCGCATGGTCGAGCGCTCCCAGGCGCGCAGGCCGATGCTGTGCAGCAGGCTGACCAGGGCGTCGAATTCGTACTGCATGAAGGCGACCTCGGGCGGGGGGGTGGCGTTGAGGTAGAGCTCGATGGTGCGCAGCTCGTCGCGCAGCAGCGCTTCGGCGCGATAGGGGCTGATCGGCCCGTCGAGCAGCCAGTCCGGGTCGATGCCGACGCCGCGTATCCGGGTGCCGTAACCGATGACGTGGTAGCCGCGCCGGTGCAGGGTGGGCAGCGGCGAGAAGGCCTCGTGCGCGCGGATCAGCGCCAGGCCGGCGGCGCCGACGCTCAGCCGGTCGGCTTCGGTGCGCGGGATGGCGACGCGGTTGACGAGGCGGATCATGGGGCGCTCCTGCGCTGCGCGCTGACGACGCCGGAGAGCCGGCGCAGCGGGGCGAGCCAGAGGTGGCAGAGCTGCCAGACGAGGCGCTCGATGGCGACGGTCTGATCTGGCCATTCAAAGGCCTGCGGGCCGGCGGTGGGCGACTTGGGGCGGGTGTGGATGAGATAGGGTCCGGCGGGCTTGCGGGTGATGGTCATGGCGTTCTCCTGTCGGGATGGTTGCGGCGTCTCCCGATGCCCCCGCGGGGGCAGGGGCATGAGGCGAGGCCGAGGGGGTTAGCGGCGGGCGACGGTGTCGCGGAAGGTCTTGTTGGCGGCGAACTTGGCGACGCGCTTGCCGCGGATTGAGACTTCATCGCCGGTGCGCGGGTTGCGGCCGAGGCGCGGGAGGCGGTCGCGCGGGGCGAAGCGGCCGAAGCCGGGGACGATGACGAGCTCCTCGCCGGGCTGGGAGAGGACATCGGCGACGACTTCGCCGGCAGTTGTCAAGACCTCCTTGACGACTTCGCGCGGGGCGCCGGTGAGGTTGGCGACGGTGATGATCAGTTCAGAGCTTTTCATGCGTGGGACTCCTCTTTGGTGGTTGATGCGGCGTTGACGGCGGCGGTGGTGGTGGCGATTTCTGTGGGGGTGGCGCGGCGGATGCTCTGGCAAACCCGTGAGAGCTGCGCCAACACGGCGCGCGGGCTGGCGAAGTCCAGGTAGTAGGCCGTAAAGGTCGCGTTGTACGTGGGGTCGGCGTCGAAGCGGCGAGCGCCCATCGCCTTGCGCAGCTTCGCCCGATCGGCCGGTTTCCACAGCTTTACGACCCGCTTGCGCAGGTACTTCTGCTCGTGGCACGGGGCTTTCGCGTTACACCACGCGGCTTTCGTCCAACCATTGACGTAGACGACAATGCAAAAACGGAGCGTGCCGGCCGGGCGCACGGCCAGGGTGAGGTGGTCGGCGTCGCACATCAGGTGGCCGTCCATCCCCCATGGCCCGCTCAGATCCTCCAGCAGCTCGTCGCGCAGCTCCTTCGATAACGCGCCCATCAGACAGCCGCCACGTCGAGCGGCAGCGCGACCCACTTGTCTTCGCGGCCGGCGCGGTAGTGGAGTCGGATGTAGGTCTTGCTGCCGACGACGAGCAGGGCGTCGGAGATGATGCGCATGGCGCGCTGCCAGCGCTCGTCGTCGGTTTCCAGTTGGCGGCGCAGGGCGAGCACGCGGCCGACGTTGATGTTGCCGGCTTTGTCGACCTGGAAAGCCTGGTGGATCAGCGCTTTGACCTCGGGCCGGCCGCCTTCGGTCCAGTCGGTCAGGCATTCGTCGACCAACTGCTTGGCGGCCTGCAGGCGCTCATCGAAGACAATGTGCTCGGCGACGGCCACCTGCACCTTCAGCTTCTCGTCGAAGCTGTAGAAGGTCAAGTTGCCCTTTTTGCCGCCGAGGTGGACGCCGTATTCCTCGGCGGACAGCTCGACGAAGGCGAAGATGTCGGCGAAGGCTTGCGTGCGGAAGGCGACGATCTGGCGATTGATGGAGTGGCCGTGAGCGTGGGTGTCGCGCACGAGCTTGTCGCGCATCAGTTCGATCGGCTTGATGCTGGCGATCGGCACGTAGTGGCCCCGGCCATTGACCAGGCAATCGGGGGGGGTGCTGAGGGGCTGGGGGGCGTTCATGGGGGTGCTCCTTTCAGGGATGAAAACAGGACGTTGAGGCGGTGCGCTTCTGGTAGGCGCTGCAGCTGGGGCAGCTGCGCACGCCGGCGTGCGGCGACCAGAAAAACCAG